CACCAAAGTAGTGATTGATGAGGAATTTCGCGTAGTTATTGAGAGCCTGCTCTTCAGGCATCTCAGCCTGTCGGAAGAAACACAGATCGTTCAAGATCGCCGCGAACACGATCTTTCCGCTCTCGCTCTGCGCCACCTCGGCGAAAGCCCGCCTGATAGCGCTCAGCTTGTCTTCCTCCGATAACTCCGCCAGCCATTCAAGCATGGGCTCTTAGACTGGCACCTCTTCCCACGTGATCCCGAACAGCCCCACCGCGACGGTCAGCGTGTAGACGAACACGTAGGCGCCGGGCGGGATGATGATCGAGCCCTCCAGGTCCATGATCGCCGGGGTCGTGGCGAACAGGGCCGCGGCCGTGAAGCCGCCGAGAAACGGCATGATCACCCTGGGTGTGCCGACGAGCGTTGCAGCCGCATCCGCCAGACCCGTTGCAGCCTGCCCGTTGCCGAGCTTCATGCAGTAGGTCGTGAGCGGCGTGGTGTGCGTCACGACGCCGGCCGCCGCGTAGCCTCCGCCGACCGCCATGGGCGCGATTCCGGCGGGTGCCACGGAAAGTGCCGCCATCACTTGGCGCGGGACCAGATTCTTCGTGTTCCCGGCCGGGTTGGAGAGACACAGCCCCGTGTAGGTTGTTGCCAGCGCGATCGTGGTCGTGGTGGCCGCCTGGCTTGCGGCCCCGAACAGGTTCAGCCTGAGACACTGTTCGTACATTTTGCCATGCAGCTGCGATACGATCCTGTCGTTCTGGTTGCCGATCCGCTCGATGTTCGACACGGTCCCATCGGGGGTCTTCAGCCCCGTCGCTGCCCCTGGAAGTTTGACATCATCCGAAGTAGGCATTGTTGCCCTCCTTCTCGCTCTTTCGAGCTGGTTGTGCCACCGCCAACGGCGGTGTTTTTATGGTCCAAGCACCGCTCGGGACCACTAAGCCTCTTTCTCGTTCTTCCCGCCCCGCTGACTCCAGTCACGGTACGTGTCGTTGTTCACGTAGAGCTCGGCGCCAGCGGTATCCAGCGTGACTATCTTGAATCCCCATACGCGATGCTTCACGACGTGGATCTTCGAGAAGTTGGCGCCGTCCGCGACCTCCTTCCAGATCGTGTTCCCGAAGCCGTCCTGGAACTCGAAATCGTCGCCGGCAATCGCCGCCTTCGCCACGAGATGCAGATACTCGATGTCCACGTAGCCGTCGATCTGGTCGTCCGCCGCGGTCATCTTGATGAACGGAGTGTATCTCTGAGTTACCGCCATAGTCTATGTCCTCCCCGATACCAGGCTGACCAAAATTGCCGCAACCCGCCTTTGCGAACGCCCCGGTGCCCCCTCCCCACGCGACGGGTGGGGATATGCATAGGCGCTGTACCCCGGCATGGCCGATTTGTAGTAGTCACGATCTTTCTGTATGTAGTCCCCCACAGGTTCGCCATTGTCATGAATGGTGATGGTGGTAATAGGATTGCCCAAATGATCTTCGTTGCCCCACACATAGGTAGGCTCCAGGGCCTGGTTTTTCCCACGGCCTATCTGGTCGCAACAAGGATATCCCTCGCCCCCGTCCCCCAACGGACACCACTCTGTCGCGTTACATGAGGTAGCCTGCATGCCCATGAACTTGGCAACCCTGTACTCCGTGAAATTGAAATAATCTCCAGCAGCACCGTTCCATTTGTGTCCGGAAGATTCATCGAAGACATTCCCAAAAATCACACCAGTGCCACCCCGGATTCTGATGGCCCGTGAAAACTCGGTGCGCTTCTTAATGAACTGATTGTCATAGATCTCAAATGCACGTCCGCCGCGTCCGTTGGTGGAATGTCCGCAACCGTGCATATCGATAACATCTCCGAGCCGGTAGCTCGCGCTCTCCTCAAAGATGTTGTGCCGAATGACGTATTTGGCCGTGTAGTTGCCAGTCACGCAGTGCGTTATGCTGCGCTGGGTCGCCTTGAAATGGTTGTTCTCAATGAACACAAAATCCACGCCCCCGAGACCGGTATCCTGACCCCATCGCGTGGTATTTCCGCCCGTTACGTCGACCGCGTAAAGACAGCTATCGAACTCGTTGTTGTCAATGACCCCCTTAGACTTGCCCCAGGCGGCGATACCGATATTTGCGCCCTTGAAGCTGCAATGATCAATCCGAAAATCCTGATGTCCGGTTTCCGAATACAGAGAACTCATTGCGATGAAAGTGATGCTGAGCGATGTCGTCCATTCGATCCCGGAAATCCGCCAGTTGTCCGTCCCGTCCGTTACCGAGAACCCGTAATTGGTGATAACGGTGGATCCTACGCCCGCGCCTATGATCGCAATTTCTTTGGCTAATGTAATCGCGGATGCCCACGTACACTCACCGGCGGGAATGCGCACCGTGTCTCCGTTATTTGCGGAGGCAATGGCTGCCTCGACATGAGCTTGACTGCAGCTCTCCGCTTCAATCTCGGAGGGTCCGCTTGGTCCGATGGGTCCAGCATCGGCTGCCTTGATATCATCCACATAGAAGACTTCCCCGTTCCCGGGCGGACCTTGGGCGAATGCGGACCCGACCCAGACGGTATCGGGCGCATAAGACGCAGCTTGGTCCAGATCGGACAGTACTACATCACCATCAACGGAGAGTGTGGCGCCACCTGCAGAACCATCGGGATAGTACCTCAGCTCCACATAGTGCCACTCGCCCAGGGAGAAGTTCTGCGTGCTCTCCTGGTTATTGAATCGATAGGACAACACCCAGCGATCGGGATCACTCGTTCCGGCGCCCGACTTGAAACCCCAATAGACAATGTCTGTGCCACCGTCCTTCAGATACAGGACCCGGTTGTACTGCGTTTGGCCTGCGAAATCGAAATCACTCGGAATATAGATGTATGTCCGGATGAAAAGCTCGCCTTGCTCGGCAAACGCCTTGACGCCGTAGGCTTCATCATTGGTCCCGTCGTATGTCACCGAATAGCTGTTGCTGCCCCCGTGTTTTACTGCGTTGTCGAGCGCAAAAACACAAGAACCTTCATTTTGGATTGAGTCGAATTCCCAAGGACTCTCGCCGGCGCCCTCTCCGGTGATCTCGAATATCGTCGCCATGTTTTAGCTCTGTACCCTCGTCCTCAGCCTCACGGCTTCACCTCCGCCGCTTGCTTCTGCGCCTTCGCCTTCGCCATCGCCGCAAGCAACGAGTCCGGCTTCACCGGCTCGTTCAGCTTCGCTGCGTTGCCGGCCAGCATCTTGTCCTCCTCGAGATCCAGCGCTTCCTGCTTTTGCTGCTCCATCGCGGCCTGGCGCATCTGCCGGATCTGCGTCACCTGCGGTTTCTCCCGGATCACCCGTTGCGGCATCCCCTGGGAGTCCATGCCGATCCGGATCAGCTCGTCGGCGTCCACGTTGTCCAGCGCTTCGGGGAAGATCGGCTGCATGCCCTGGATGAACTGAGCGCCGGCCACCACACCCTGGCTCTCGTGATAGCGCTTCTGCGCCTGGGCGAGCGGTCCCTGGAACTCGACGTGAATCCTTCCTCCGCCGGCAAGCATGGGAGGCGGCGGCGGAAGCAGCCCGTTCTTCTCGCAGATCATGTAGCAGCGTTTGATGCAGGGATTCAGCGTCTCGGAGTTGAGCCGCCCGATCGTGGCCCCGAGCACGGCCGCCTTCTCGCCCTGGATCTCCCGGATCTCCGTCGCCGTCTTGTTCGTGCCCTCCAGCTGCTCCATGAGCACGAAGATCCTGGTCCGGAAGGTCTCGCGTATCTGCTCCTTGAGCTCTTCCTGCTCTTCCTTGCCGAGCGGATAGTTCTGGCCGAGATTGATCGGGAAGATCATCTCGTCGGCCTTGCGGTAGTAGTTGTAGCCGCGCGGCACAATCCGCTCCAATCCCTTCATCGCCTCGGGGACGTTGAGCGGAGGCTCGACCGCAAGCTGCGCCGCCTGGAGGGAAGTCTTGCCGATCTGGTTGATGCGCAGGATGTCCTGGATCGCATCGGCAGCCGGCGAGCGGCCGTACAGCTCGTCCGAGTTCTTCCGCCACCGCCACACGAGATAGGGGAACAGGTCGAATCCGCCCTCGTCGATTTTCTCGGTGTGCTGCTTGTCGAAGTAGACGGATGCGCAGGGCTTGTTGCCGACGTCGATCTTGCTGTAGTCCCGGTCCTTGCGGGGGAACACGGCGTGTATGACGTGCATCCGTCCGAACGGGTTGTCCTTCACGTCCTGGAGCCGCTGCTCGCAGAGATTGTTGCCCCAGCTCTGGAACGCCTGCCGATTGCTGAGTACGTACTCCCGGTAGACGGTATCGACCAGGCCGCTGTGGGCCTCGGCGATGTAGACTTCCTTGATATGCCGCGTGGAGAAGAGGATCCGCTTCTCGCTCACGTCGTCTTCCACGAACATGACCGCCGTCCCGATCGAGCCGGCGTCCAGGAAGAACTCGCTCATGGCCTCGTAGAAGTTGGACCGCGCGAACTCGGCGTACATCACGTCCTCGACGAGCTCGAGATAGTCGGCCACGCCCGGCAGGTCGTTCAGCTCCTTGCGCTCCATCCCGAGACGGAACCATTTGATCTTCGGGGACACCAGATAGCCGAGAAGCCCGTCGACCATCAGCTGGAGAGCTTGAAGCGCCGAGCCGTCGAATATCTTGGCCTGCGGTTTTTGCCCCTGCGTCGCGTCCAGATCCCAGAAGGAGCGCCGCGGCAGCACGTAGTCGGTGATGTCCTTCCACATCGCTTCCCAGGGTTTGCGGGACCGCTTGAGATCCTCCAGGCGCTTGGAGATATCCTCGTACTCTATCGCCATCAGAACTCCAGTCCCGCGGCGCGGCCGGCCTTCGGATAGACACGCTCCGCCAAGGGCTTCTCGGCAGGTCGGGGGCTTGTGAGCAGAGAACGCCCGGCGGTCCGGGGCCGGGTGAGAAGCGATTGGCTCGCGCCGCCGAGGATCTCGCGGATCGTGCTCGCCACGTCCGGGTCACTCTCGGCCATGACCGCAGCTTCCTCCCGACTCCCGGCCTGCGTGTATTCCTGGATCTGCTTCCAGACGTCGTCGGGCGCCCGCAGGATCTCATCTCGCAGCGTCGGTTGCTGCGCTGGCTGGGCGTCGGCCATGTTCACCTCCACAAAAAAAGGCGCAGGAAAAATCACGCGCCCCGACCAAAGTCGGAACGAGCAATCTTTCCCGCGCCCTCTGGGTTCTCCAGTCAGACAACGGTTATGTTACTACGATGAGAAAGCTCTCACATTTTTCACTCGTTGTCAAGAGAAAAATCAGATTTCGAGATTACCGGCGGATCGCACTTGTAGGTCTCCCGGTAGATACGCTCTCCGCCCGTGATTACTCCGTCGCTCTTGCGGATCATGATGCCGATGCTGCCGAAGCGCACGTTAGGCGTAAGCGAACGCAGCCACTGGATGAGCTCTTCCAGGTCGATCGGGCTCTCACTCATTTCTTCTTCACCAGTCCCTGCGGCGGGTTCTTCCGGCAGAATCCTTGCTGCGGATTCTCTTTGTTAGCCTCGCACCACTTACACTCGATACACTTTCCGTCAAGATCCATGATTATTTGTCCCCCCGTCTGCCTCAATCTCCTCGATCTCAATTCTCACGGTATCAAACGGCCGAACGTTATCCGGCAGTTTCGCCGGTCCCTCTGGATAAGGCAGCTCAACCACATCCCGAAGGGTCAGAAACAGCCGCTTGCACTTCGGGTTTCTCAGCCTGCAGACAACGGCTGGGGCTTTGAACTCCCCGTTCTGGATTCTCTCCCGAACCCACTGCGCCGCATCATGGCCGTAGTATCTCTCGATCTGACAGATATTCATTCATCCCCCATTCCCCACCGAAGCGGGTCGTATGTTTCTTCCGGCGGCTTCCTGAGCCGCAACGGGTCTATCTCCTCGCCCTGCGGAAAGACGGCGCCGAAGTCCTCGTCCAGTATCCGCGCCAGGCAGTCGAGCATGTCGTCGTGGACCTCGAAGGGATGCGCCAGGTACTCATCGTTGACAAAGATCTTGGCCAGGTCCACGGTCACGCCGTCGTACTGCGTGTAGGGGCTCGCGTCCGGGATGTAGATCCTGCCCTGCTGGAACGGCGGGACGAGGCGGGCGATACGGTCGAACTTCCCGAGCCGACCGCCAAGCGGTGCAATGCCGAAGCGGTAGTTGTCCCGTTCCATGCGGTCGCGGAAGTGGGCGATGTCGGCCTGCATCCCGTACTGCTCGTAGCCCACATCACGCGGACGGTACTGCTGGTGCCACTTGAACAGCACGTTCGCGCGTTCGGTCAAGGAGAGCCGGTCGCGGAGCCAATTCACCACGTAGTAGTTCCGGTCGGAGCCGAGTCCCATCACGATGAACACAGTGTAGTCGCTGCCTACCTTCTTCTCGTTCGCAGGATCGCAGAGGATGTACAGGTTGAGGCCCTTCAGCCGGTCGGCCCGCCAGTAGCGCAGCCACTCTTCCTTCAGGTTCTGCAGGCTCTCCTGGACCGGGTTGAGGAAGAGTTGGCAGGCCGCGATGTAGGGTCCCATGTCCGAGATTTTTCGCGCGAGCTCTTCCTTGCTCATCAGCCAGGGCTCTCCGGTGAACGTAGCGTCCTTGGTCGCCGGCCAGATCCGCGGTTGCATGATGTTGCGCTCGATGATCGTGGAGTAGGTGTCGGCAAAATGCCAGCGGGTGCCCACCGCCCGGCGCCGGCCGCCGCGCGTTCCCAGGTTGAGCGAGATCAAGAAAGCCTCAGTAGTCTTTTCGAGCATCCCCTGGGTCCGCACCGTGTCCTTCGTCACGATGTCCTCGTAGTGCAGGTCGGTGAAATGCGGTCCGGCCTGCTGACCCTCGACCAGTCCCCAAGCCTCGATGCTCGCCTCCTTCGGGTTCCCCTTGCGCTTGACGACCAGCCCGTCGTCCTCACTCCACTTCGGTGATTGCCGTTGCGGGTCCTGCCAGAAGACCTCGGGCGCCACTTCCTTGAGCGCCTCGTTGGTCTCCATCTCGACCTTGATCTGCCGCAGGAAGCTCTTGGCGAGCGGCCGCGTCATAGAGAAGATACCGTAGGTGCGCTCGGGCTCGTTCATCAGGTGGAACAGGATCCCGGCAAACGTGATGATGGAGCTCTTGTATCCCTCACGCCACCACAGGTCCAGGTAGCCGTCCGGGGCCGCCTGGTACATCCGCGCCTGCCGGAACACCCAGTCGTTGTCCGCATCCTCCCGGTGGAGCACGCGCGTCAGGAAGTAGAACAGGTCCGTGTGGGCGAGATAGCGCACCGCAGCCTGCCGGCAACCGTCCCGTTCGGCACGTCGCAGAGCCTGTCTGTATTTCGCCGCGGCCTGGAGTCGGGTCATTCGTCCCTCATGCCTGGCGGGGGATGTATTGACACCATGTACTGGAAACATCCATCACAAACCATAAGGGCTGTATCACGAGAAGCGCCTGGAAAGTTTCTCTTGTACTCGCGCCAAGCTGCCCGATCCCGCCGTCCCTTCGTGTAGATCTTTCCACACATCGAACACTGAAACTGATTTTTCTTCATCTTCGGTGCTGCCCTGCTCAGTTCCTCTCTCACAGAATGACGTAGTTGCTCTCGGGCTTCGCGGAGTTCCCTCTGACGTTTATCTGACAGCGGGGAATAACCGAAAAACTCAGATACATCTGGACTGTACCTGAAACAGACAAACGGAAAGGATTTCGCTTCTTTCACTTCTCAAACTCCTTGTCGATGATCTCCTTCACGCCCGGCGTCACATCCAGGAACGTCTGCTGGTCCCGCCGGCGCTGTTCCTCCATGCCCAGCTTGACGGCCATCTCGAGCAATCCCCGCTCCTCCCGCAGACACGCGATCTTCTCGGTTGTGCTCTTCGCATCTTTGGCTATCTCCACGAGCCGCCTGTAGAGATCCTCGAAGCGCTCGACGAAAGTCTTGCCCGTCCGCTCTTCGACCTTTGCGATCTGCTTGCTCAGGTGGTTATGCTTGTGCCGTCGGAGCGCCTCCGAGGAGACGCCGTACTTCCTGGCGACCTTCGCTACCGCGGCCCCCTTCAGAAGCGCCTGATCTATCCAGCGTTTTTTCGGATGCGCACAGATGCTGCATTTCCGCGGCACTCAGGAAGCCCCTCTCTGCAACAGTCGCTTCTCACGGACGACATCGGCCAGGCACTCCGCTTTCATGGCGATGCAGCCGGCCCGTTGCGCGTTGAACAGGAACACCGTCTGCTCCGGCGTCAGGCTGTTCGGCGGGATCTTCGTCTCGATGAAAATCGCCGCGCCGGTCCATCGATGGTAGCCCTGGATGTCCGGCAGCCCCTTCCGGCCGGCGCGGTAGTGCCCCCCGATGCGCCCCTGGTTGGTGTTCCATGCCTCATGGCCGAGCGAGTGCAGGTAGTCGAGTATCGCTTTCTTCAGTCGGTTCTCAGCTTCGGCCATGCGGTTTGTACTTAGCTCCTGTATCGTAGCTATCATTGTCCACTGGTCGTAGCGCGATTCGGAAACTGGACTCTGTCCCATCAGATGTACACACATGGATGTAGGGGCCGTACATCTCGATGAACTGGATCTGATAATCCGACTCTTCGTCGATCCTGTTCGCAATGAGGTTGACAACAGCCTTCTTGATCGCCTTTTGCGTCATATGGCCCTGCGCTATGCTCGCACTATCACCAAGCGCGGAGAGTTCGGGAACATGCCGGGGATCGTGATCTCCTCAAGGCGCTCCGGGAACAGATCCACGCCGGCGCGCTTGAAAGCCTCGTCCACGTAGCTCGAACAGAACTCCCCGAAGCAGTCGGCCTTGAACGGCGTCCAGTTGATCCACCGCCAGAACCAGCGAGTCGGCCAGACGAAGGCCATGCACAAGCCCCGCAGCAGATTGTAGGGCTGCCGCTCGATGGTGGTAGAACGCAGGTACTCCTCGAGCTGGCCGAGCTGAAGTTCGGACATCCGCAGCCCCAGCTGGTAGACCTCCGCCGGCGGATGCTCGCCTCTCCCGTGCCTGCCCTCCGTCACCACGCAGCTCAGGTGTTTCTTGCCCTCCTCGTCCTCCCACTGGGTGCTCTCCCACACCGCACCCATCCAGTAGATCGCTACGTGGGTGTAGGGCGAACGGGTGAACCAGACGATCGCCTTCGAGAAGAGATTGCGAAGCCGGTTGCTCAGTGGCTCGTACTTCCACAACAGAATCTGAGGTTGGTCTTGAGTCATTGTGTGTCCTCCTCATGGTTTTTTCGTAGGCCGATGAGGTTGGCCTGCACGTTTTCGAGCGTGTCCTCAAGCCGCGCAATCCACTCATAGATCTTGATGATGTTTTTCCCCATCGCATCTACGTTGTATCCCGGGACGCCTACACAGTCCCGGGATTCCATCAGCAACAACCCTGGCCGATCCGGTCCTGGCGTGTCCTCGTCTGCGGCGTCCTGCGGGTCGGCGTCTATCCGTTTAAGCGCTAGCTCAATCTCCGGGATTGGATCGTGTAATTCATGGAAAGGTATTATACCCTTCGTTGCTGCCGCATATTTGAGGTCTTCTGCGGCCAACACCCAAAGCTGCCTCTGCTCGATAAGCGCCCTTCGCGCCTCGGCGAGCTTGGCCTCGGCTTTCTCGGTGCGTTTCCGCCAACGCTCTGCGGTCTGGACCCATTCTCCTCCGCCCTTTTCCAGCGTTGCGATGCAGTGCCGAGCCCCGACAAGCTCGTCTTCCAGCTCCCGGATGCGGGTCTCGGCCTTGTCGTATTCACAGAATCGCCCGAGTGGATCTTCTACGGCAAAATCGTACCCTACTGCCATCCATCTTTTCAGCTCTTCCATTGCTTCAGTCCTCCTCTCCTGCGTGTAGGATGGCCTTTACGGTATTAAGCACAGCGATATATCTCTCTCGCCCCTTATTGGCCTTCATCGTGTCACCACATATCTGCGCATCCATTTCGCTTTGCTGCTTGCGGATCGCGTCGCGCCAGTCGGTGAGCCTACGAAGCAGAATCTTTTCTGTTATCTTGCGCTCGTCCGGTCCCAAATATGGATCGGTGATAAGCTCTATGATGTTGTCGCGCATCTCCTCCGGCGTCGGTACTTTGTCAGGCATCGGGGGCCTCCTCTCTTTGCCACGCATCCCATATCATCTTCGAAGCCACATCCCATGCCCACCGCGCCAAGCATCCGGTGATAGCTGTACGTAAGTGCGGGTCTGGCACCGCTTCCACATATTCCTCTCTCGTCATGGGAAAGATATCTTCGGGGTAGGGGTTCTTCGGCCACCAACTCGGTTTATTAGCCATCGCTCTCCTCCTTGGCGGCCCATTCGCCGCAGCGCAGCGGGGCATTGGTCCATCTTCGATAGTGTGGACTGCGCTCATTTTCACAGCGGCCAAAATAGCGCCAGGGTGACCAAAACCGGAATCTCCACCAAAATGACCGCCTCCAATAGCGACATGTCACACACCACCTACACGTCTCGCATCGTCGCTCTTTCATGGCTCCTCCTTCATCCCGGCGACCAGCCGGATCTGCCGCACCTTCCGCTTTGCATAGCCCTCTCGCCATTCGGCCCTCTGGACACGCGCCTTGAGACGGCGTACAAGCCACGCGACAAACGGCCGAGCGTAGAAGCGATCCCAGATAGGACGGCCGCCCAGGAATCCCGTAGGCGCCAGAATCGATGACTCGCGTCCCATGCGGCGCCGATGAGCTCGCGCTTTTCGTACAACCCGACGACGATGTAGAAGCACACCGCATACTGCGCCAGCGGCAAAACCACCCACAGCGGCGGCGAGTCCAACGAGACGAAGTCCCGCGCCCAGGTCCAGGTGAGCAAAGGCATCATGTACAGCCCTCCAGTCGATCAAAACTCGATCCGCTCCTCCGCCGAGTTTTGCCGAGTTGCCCCGGCCGGCTCCTCGTCCTTCGCCGACACCTTAGCCCCCCCGTGCTTTTCGTCGATATCTGTCGAAACCCAGAGGCTCCGCTTGAACGCCTGCCATTCTGAACCCTCGAAGTAGGCCAAGCCCTCCGCCCGGATCTCCGCCACATGCTCCAGGTCCTCCTTGATCGTCCGGTCCATCTGCTCCTGCGGCGCACGGCGTAGCCATCCAGGGCTGCCGCCTTGCGCCTGATGGCGGTAGCTGGCGTAGTCCTCAAAGAAGAACCGCAGCTTTCCGTTGCGCTGCTCCAGGTACAGCTCCAGGGCTTTCAGGAAGGTCCCGCAGCCATCGGCTGTGGCCCGCTCTCGGATGATGCGCTCGTGCTCCTCGACCCAGGCCAGCGGGTGCGGGTGGTAGTCCTTGATCGTCGCCTGGATCGTCGCTTTGAGAATCGTGAAGTTCAATCTGGCAGCTCCTCGTCGTCGTCAATGGCGAAAGGGTCTTCTCCGGTTCCGGAATCCCGGGAAGAAGGGGCTTCAGAATCAGAATCCCCCTCTAGATCTAGATCAGAATCAGAATCAGAATAGTTGGGGACTTCCGTGTAGGGTATTTGGACGTCCACATATGCTATACGGACTTCCCTGTGGCATTCTGCACATAGAGCCTGTAAATTCGCTTCGCTGTTCGACCCCCCTGCTTTCAGCGGTTTGATGTGATGCAGAAACAGATCTACATTCTCCTTGCCGCAACGTTCACATTTATGCTCCGCCTTTTCGATGATGCGCTTTTTCATACTGCCTGAGATTCCTGCTCTGTTCTTTTTGGCTATGATCGTTGTATGCACCAAGTCGAGATCAAACTCATATCCAATTCGTTCGAGAAAGCTGAGGATATCGCTATTCATTTCCTGAAGCTCGGAGATGATACCATCTCGAATCTTCGTCCGTTTCTCCCACTTCTGATGCTTCGGCCACTTGGGAATAATCACGTACTCTCCATGCAGGTACGCCTTTCCGTCTTTCTCAAAGCGCCCCAGGATCGTCTCCACCGTATCTCCGTTGAATCCAGTATCGAATATCATTCTTCGCTTCGTCAGCTTGTAGACCCCGGCGATGTTCGTGAGCGGATTCGTCATCAGATACAGGTACAGTAGCTTCTCCGCCGGATCCAAGCTCTGCACCCACTTGTCGTCCCAAAAGGACGTGCTGATGTAGCGCTGCGTGGCCATCTATCCTTTTCTCCCCGCCTTGCGCATGGCCCGTAGCTGCCGCGAGCGCATGAGCCCGTTCCACATGCGGACTGCCTGGAGCCGGTTGACCGCCTTGACCTGGCAGTCACAGTCCGGGCAGTAGATGATGTTGCTCAGCTTCTCGCCGTCGGCCTGGATCGCCTCGTATGGCTTGTGCGAGCTGCCGTCTGAGTGGATGCAATACCGAATTTCCATGGTTCCCCTCCCCGGTCTCTCTATCTCAGTTCATTCACCGCCCGTATAAGAGATCGTTCATACCGAATCAATCCTAGCTGCTCGCGTTCTATATCCCTGTAGTCTGATTCCAGTAATTCGAACCATTCCCCTTCACGTCTCTTGCCAAGGAACCGCAGGTGAAATAGATGCTCAACCTTGGTCATGTTGCGTACTTCGAAGACAATAAACAGGTGGGTTTCAAACGGTACTTTCAGGGGATACGTCTTCATTCGTTTCTGTAGGGATTTCGTTTTTCCGATCTTGCAGTACTTGATTCCGTTGATATTGGCGGTCAGAAAATAGACATATCCATGATTGCGCTTCTCGTGCAATTCACGGCAAATATTCGATAGCTGTTCATCACGCGACAAGCCATCCTCCGTTTCCAGCGGTTGCGCCTTCTTTTTCGAGGATCGCCGCAGATATGCCATTAGGGCGTATCGCACAAAATCCGGGATCGTCCGGACTTCATATGCGGCCCTCTTTTCCATCTCCTTCCATAGGGCATCATCGATCGTTACTCGCAGTGTTTTGCTCACCTCGGCCCCTTCTCAGACTCCCCTCAGATTCATTTCCCCATATGGGGAAGCACGTTTCCCGACCTAGCCGATATGTTTTGCTTCCAGCGCTCGAAAGAAGCGTTTCTGCGCGATATTTCGCTTTTGATGCAATGCCGCACAAGATTCGAGACGGTACGTCCAGTGAACTCCGCGTAGAGCCGAATCTGGCCTTCGTCCTCATCGTCTACATAGAATTCCATCCGCTTCATCTATTGCCCCCCCCCATCCGCGAATCCTCAGCACCCAGCCCCTTCCTCAGCTCGCGCTTCATGACCTCGAGCTCCTTCCGCGCCGCCATGAGCTCCGCCTGCTCATCCGCCCTCCCCGCGGCGCAGCACAGCGCCACGGCAAACATCCCCGCGAACCCGCCGAGAAGCACGGCGGCAACTATCCAAAGCCAGTGGACCATCATTCTGCCTCCTGCAGCAGCAACGGGATCTCCGCATTCAGCCGCCGCCACGCGATCTCGATGTATTCCGGATTGAGCTCGACGCCCAGGAAGTCGCGGCCGAGCTTTTTTGCCACAAGCGCCACGGTGCCGGAGCCCATGAAGGGGTCAAGCACTATCGGGGGCACAGTGTCCCATTCCTTTTTCCCCGGGCGCTTCTTTACGCGACAGAACCAGCGATTGGCTATGTCTTGCTGCCGCCGCCGCCGAGCGGATTTAACTCGCGGA